AAACCGATAGTTATGTTGCTGTTGGAGGAGTTGGTAGTTATCTTCGGAACTAAAAAACTACCACCTAATTTTTAAAAGGAGGAATGATATGAGTAAAGTATTTAGAGAATGGTTTGATACTGTTGACAAGAACAGTCAAGAGTGGTTAGACTTTGTTAAACAACAAGAGCAAGATGATGAAATGTCTGCTCAAATATTGGAGGATATGGATATATGAAAGAATTAGTAATTAAGCAGACTTGTTATTACAAAGTAAAAGTAAGTGCTGATGATATTAAAAACGATAGAGTATTAGAAAATATTAATACTCATCCTATGGAAATGTTTGAAAATTTAAAACTACTGGATATTATTACTGTAGTTGAGGAGAACTAATATGAAAAGAATAGAAAAAGGTACATGGCATTCCAGAGTTGAGGAAATTTTATGCCGAGACTTTGGAAATTTGTATGGTAGATTGACAGAGATAACACAACAAATGTTGCTACAAGATGCTCATGCTTATGTCATAAATCGTAGAGACTTAGATTCTCTATCAGAGGTAGACATAAACATGCTTGTAGAAGAGTATATGGCTTCGTGTATTGGACGTTCGTTCAAGTACTAAGGGGGTAACCTAACTTATGATTAACCCTATGCTTAGAAACGAGTACAGTAAGCCACTATTTTTTAGAAAACCATGCTAGAATTGTATATATTTTGTAAACTTTTATTAATATATTGGTTGTCAAGGTAACACGATTGTCACATGATTTGACTTTTGTTTATTTTTGTGATATAATCTTATACATATTATAACATTAATTAAATTAATAATTAATTATATTAATAATTTATATTAGTATTTATAAAACTTTATAAAGGAGAATAGTAATGATAGAATATAATAATAAAAAAGTAACACCAAAAGTGTATGCTAAACACCAAGTATCTGATTACTTGATGGAGTTGTTTAATAGTCCAGAGGTTTATATGGATAAGGGATTTGCAAACGCTACACCACGTGAACAGTCTGAGATAATGAATCAAGTTAGTTTGTTTGAGGATAGGATTCATAAGTTATTGGGTGTCAAATTTAAAAGTATTACAAGCAGTAGTAATTTTGAAAAATCTATATAGGAGATAGAGTTATGGAAATAATATTGGTAGTGGTCGGGTTTGTTTTACTGATAGCAATGACAAGTTTATACATGCATTTACTGGATGAAGATAAAGTTAAACCACATGTTCCTTCACATGTACAGCGTGGTAATTTTTGGGATGCAGAGACTAAAAAGTTTTATAAGTGGGATGAGTTGATGGAACTTAAAAATAAAAAGGAGAAGATCAATGACTGAATTTTATGATATAGTTGAACAACAAAAAGAAATGCTTGAGTTAGAAAAACAAGCCAAACAAATTGTTTGTATTGAAACAAGATACAAAGATGGTTTGTGGTCTCAACAAACAATAGACTATGCAGATGGTCGAAGAGTTATAGAGTTCAGAGACAGCAGGAAAAAAACAATAGAGGAGAATAGGTATGGCAAAGATTAGAACAGTCAAGGGTCATGTCTCTGCTACACAAGGCAGAGGTAAGAAGACAAGTCAAGGTGGAGGGAATGTTAGCACCTCAACCATGAACAAGAATCAAAAAGCTAACTATAAAAAATATCGAGGGCAAGGTAAATGAAAGAGAAAATGATAACAATTAAAGTTCCAGAGTCTAGACTTAAATGGATTAAGGACGAATACAAACTAGCCAAGTGGGGAGTCAATGGTTTGTTTGAGTATGGTGGTATGGATATAAAAGAAGCACATGCACTAGCAGATATTCTTTGCCATGTTAATGAAGTGTTTCAGATCGAGGATGAGTAGATGACAGTACAAGATTTAATAGATACTTTACAAAAGATTAAAGATAAAAGTTTATTTGTTAGAGTGTTAGAGAATAAACCTTTTAGTGATGATTACAATTTAGAAAATTATTGGATAGATAGAATTGATGTAGCTAACACAGGACAAAGTGGATACGAACTACATGGTGAAGTTGTTTTAGTTGGAGAAGCTTAATGAACATATTTTACTTTAACGAATGTCCAGTTGAATCAGCACTAGCACAACCAGATAAGATGCTAGTCAAGATGCCATTGGAAACAGCACAGATGTTATGCACAGCACACAGAGAACTCGATGGTGATGAGTGGGCAGACAAGCAAGGACTTTACAAACGTGCCTATTGGAATCATCCTTGTACTATCTGGGCAAGAGAATCTAGCTTTAACTATTCATGGTTGTATCGACACTTCGTAGCATTGTGTATTGAGTACAGTCACAGATATGGTAGAACGCATTTAAGTTTTGATAAACTATCAACACCTCTTATGCAACTACCACTTAATATAAACATTGGTGATATGACACCATTAGCACAGGCTATGCCGGAGGAGTATAAACACAATGACCCAATCGTTGCGTATCGTAGATATGTAATCAATGAAAAACACTATGCCAAGTGGGAACAGAACAGAACCAAACCTACATGGTGGACAACACAGGAGGTTGCATAAATGTATATGAACAAAGACTTTATAATTAAAGGATTACAAAATCATTTTCAAGGTCAAGTAGATAAGCACGTTGCTAATGCTATGGTATTGATTAGTAATCCTGTTGGGGTTGCTGAACACCCAGATACTTTAGATAGTATTGAAGGAGAGCTTGGGAAGATTGCAGATTATGAAGATAAACTTGCAATGTTAAATAAATATTTTGATTAGGAGAACAAATGAAATTTAAAATAATATTTGGAATGGTGATGGTGGCTTGTATGGTTTCTATCTACAGTATAGTGACAACAACAGCCGGAGGTATAACAGAAAACAAAGCAGGACTTACAAGGTTAAATAAATCTTTCCTGTCTCTCAGCGAAGAGTTCGAAAGTGTAGGTAGGACTGCAGACTTAATAGAATCTACCAGAGAAAGCTATCGTAATTCTTTGGTTGAGTTATCAGATAGATTGGATGCAATGGATGAAACTAACTCAGAAATATATCGTATCTTAAATGATTTAGATGAACGTCTTAACAAACCACCGGTTGCTACTGTGGTTATAGAAAAGTATATAGAGCCAGAGCCAGAGCCAGAGCCAGACTTGGGTGTTAATGCTGGATTCGGTGTGCTTACAGGAACACAAGTAACAGGACAGCCAGAGATAGTTCCAGAACCTATTGTATGTCCTAAAGTTAGTTCACCTAGACCTTATGGATATTACATAGATAACATTACAATTAAAAGAACTTTAAAGTTTACAGTTATCTTTGATCTCTTTGAAGGTAATGTAACTGATGTTAGATATGATGGTAAGCTACCTAACAAAGTTAAACAAGCTACCTTTAATTATGTAATGGATTTAGAGTTTGATAACCCAGTCACCATGACAGGGTGTACATTACCTTTCACAATTAATATTTAAAGGTTGCATTTACAATTAATCTGTGGTATAATACAGCTTATGTATTCATCAGAAAAAAAACAATACAATACAGAACTACTTACTCGTGATGAGTATAGAAAGTTTGGATTGTATATGGCTGAACACTACCCAAATGTGGGGCATGTGGTGGACAAACTAGACAATACTTTTATAGTACATCTGGACGATACTCCACTTACATTTTGGGAAGAAATACTAACTGCTATCAGAAATTAATTGAGGTATATTATAAGAAGTTTTGCCCTCCTTTATTTAACTTATAATATCTACAAGTTTCCGGTCTTGTGCCAATCTAAAACCGGCTTAACTTTTTTAACCAAACACTTTACTTTATCATCAAAGTATGATATAATGTGTGCACTTAATACAAACCGATGGAGGAATAATTATGTATGAGTATGTAAAAGGAAAGGCAATGTGGGCAAACATCACATCGCCAAACACGAGGTTTCAACCTCACAAGTATGGGCTAACTGTTCTTACAGACCCTGATACTTCAGCTAAACTTGAAGGCATGGGTCTTAATCAAGTTAGAGATAGATCAGGTCAGTCTAAGTATGACGAACCTGCATTTACTTTTAGCAAGAGAGCAACTAGGAGAACCAAAAATCCTGATTACAATCCTCGAGATGAGGATAATAATGAACCAGAATTTATTGAGGTTGCTAATCCTGCACCAAAACTTGTTGACCCAGATGGTAATGATTTGGATGTCAGCGTAGGTAATGGTTCAGAAGTAACTGTTAAGATTAAACCTTACAAGAATGACTTCGGACAATTTGCTGAACTCATGGCTGTAAAGGTAGATAACTTAATAGAATATGTTGAAGGTGACACTGATAACGAGGAGTTCTAAATGATTATTACTATTAATAATGATGATAGCAACAACTCTTACGATGTCAACAACATTAGTGACGACAAAGTAAAGCAAGAAGCTACTGTTATAGTACAGAAAGTAGGTAACTTACAAGTTATCATAGAAGCTTTAGACTTTGCAAGTCGTACACATCGTGCTAACTTAGAAGGACTTCTCAAAGATAGAGACGAAGCAATCGTTGAAACTGAATCTGCTCGTAACGAGAAAGGTCAGTTCGTAGGAGACGACCCAGAAACTATAGAGGACGAATCTAAAGTAGCAAAAGAAACCACATAGTCTGTGAGGAGGGCTAACATGAACGATACAACGTGGGATAAGTTGAAACAACCCTGTCCACTTTGCAACAGCAGTGATGCTGTAGGAGTCAATCAAGATGGCTCGGCAAAGTGTTTCAGTTGTGGAGAATTTATGCCTAACTATGAACAAGCATGTAACGGAAAAACTATGACACAATCACAACCAACACAAACCAAACAACCAGATAATGTAGCCGAAGGTAACTTCATTGCATTAACTGATAGAAAAATATCTCAAGCAACTGCACAGAAGTTTGGGGTCAAAGCTGTCCAAGACCTCAAAGGTCAGGTCATTAAACATTTCTATCCGTATTACAACGGACACGAATTGTCAGCTACCAAATGTAGAAACTCTTTAACCAAAGACTTCTTTGTATCTGGTAGTTATAACGAGACCGGATTGTTTGGTCAACAGTTGTTTAAGAGTGGCAAGTATGTCACCATAACCGAAGGGGAGTGTGATGCGATGGCAGCTTACGAACTACTTGGTAGTAAGTGGGCAGTGGTATCCATCAAGCGTGGTGCACAGGGTGCAGTCAGAGACATCAAGGAAAGCTTAGAGTTCTTTGATGATTTTGAGAATGTTATTGTAGCATTTGATAATGACAAGGCAGGTAAAGATTCAGCAGTGAAAGTTGCTAGACTTTTCAAGCCCGGCAAGGCTAGGATACTCACGCTTCCCAATGGCTTCAAAGACCCTAACGATATGCTTCGTGACAACAGACATAAAGATTTTGTTGAAGCATGGTGGGCGAGTAAAGTTTACACACCATCTGGTGTTATAAATGTTACTGAGCAACGTGAGAAGTTTCATAATCGTGAGAAGAAACAAAGTGTTCCCTATCCTTATGAAGGATTAAACAAGAAGCTGTATGGCTTACGACAGGGTGAACTTGTAACTCTTACCGGTGGTACAGGACTTGGTAAGTCTAGTGTAACTAGAGAGATAGAGCATTGGCTTGTCAAACAAACACAGGACAACGTAGGTATCATAGCATTAGAAGAAGATTGGAGACGTACCATTGATGGTATCTTATCTATTGAAGCTAACGCTAGGTTATACATTGACCAAGAACGTGAGAAGTTTTCTAAAGAAGAACTTGATAAGATGTTTGATATGTTATACGATGGTGAGAACAAAAACAGAGTATGGGTTCACTCACACTTTGGCACTAACGACATTGATGATATCTTTACCAAGCTTCGCTTTATGATCATTGGCTGTGATTGCAAATGGATAGTGGTCGATCACTTACATATGCTAGTCAGTGCAGTGCATGAAGGTGATGAGAGACGAGCCATTGATGCTATTATGACTAGGCTAAGAAGTTTAGTTGAAGAGACAGGTGCAGGGATTATTCTTGTATCTCATCTTAGACGTGTCGATGGTAACAAAGGACACGAGAATGGAATTGAAGTAAGTCTATCTCATCTACGTGGCTCTAATAGTATCGGTCAGTTATCAGATTGTGTTATTGCATTAGAACGTAATCAACAATCAGACGACCCAGACGAAGCTAGGACTACCAGACTACGTGTACTTAAATCAAGATACACAGGTGATGTAGGTATGGCAGCTAGAGTTATCTACGATGCTGAGACCGGCAGACTATCTGAATTAACCAACGAAGACATAGAGTTTGATAACTCTGGAGACGAAGGATTCTAATGGAATTAGTATTTGATATAGAGACTGATGATCTGAACGCAACAAAGGTATGGTGTATTGTTGCACAGAATCCAGTATCCGGTGAGGTATTTAAGTTCCCACCAGATAAACTGGAAGAAGGATATCAGTTTCTGCAAACAGCAGATAAACTTATTGGTCATAACATTATCGGATTTGATATACCTTTGGTAGAGAAGTTTGGTAATGTAGACCTAAGTGATAAGATAGTTATTGATACTCTAGTGCTATCTAGATTATTTAATCCAACACGTGATGGAGGTCACAGCCTAGAGACTTGGGGTTATAAGTTAGGCTATCCTAAGATTGAGTTTGAAGATTATCTTAATTACTCTGAGGATATGTTGACCTATTGTGTAAGAGATGTAGAACTTAATACTAAAGTTTTACAAGAACTTCGTAAGGAGTCACGAGGGTTTAAGAAAGATTGTATTGATCTTGAACAAGGTGTTGCTAAGATTATGAAACAACAGGAGCAAGATGGTTTTGCTTTTGATATGCAATCAGCACTTACGTTACTAGCAGAACTAAGAGAAAAGAAACAACAGATTGAAGACGAAGTTCATTCCACATTTAAACCTAAGTGGGTAGACACAAAGCAAGTCACACCCTACATCAAGAAAGATGGTAATCTATCTAAGCGTGGCATGACTGATGAAGAATATCAACGTTGTTTAGACACAAGCAACTTCAATCCTTTCATGCGACAAACTTTACAAGAGTTTAATCTTGGTTCTCGTAAACAGATTGGAGAATACCTTATTGACTTTGGTTGGAATCCAGATAGATTTACACCTACTGGTCAACCTATTGTAGATGAGAAAACATTGTCTAAGATTACACATATCCACGAAGCTAAATTAATTGCAGACTTTTTACTATTGCAAAAGCGTATAGCTCAGATTGATTCTTGGGTTGAAGCTGTAAAGGATGATGGTAGGATACATGGTTTTGTTATTCCCAACGGTACTATTACCGGCAGGATGTCACATAGAAACCCTAACGTTGCTCAAGTTCCCTCAGTTCATAGTCCATACGGTAAAGAATGTAGAGCATGTTGGACTGTACCAGAAGGACATAAGCTTGTAGGTGTAGATGCAAGTGGATTAGAGCTACGCATGTTAGCACATTACATGGACGACAAGGAGTATATAAATGAAATTATTAATGGAGACATTCACACAACTAACCAAAACTTTGCTGGACTTAAATCAAGAGATCAGGCAAAGACTTTCATATATGCCCTCGTGTACGGAGCAGGAGATGAAAAGATTGGAAGTATTATTAAAGGAAGCAGAGCAGAAGGTAAGAGATTGCGAGAACGCTTTCTTAGTAGTCTCCCAACATACCGAACTCTTAAAGAACGAGTTGACAGAGCAGCTTCAAAAAATTACCTCAAAGGATTAGATGGTAGGAAGCTGTACATAAGAAACAAACATGCTGCACTTAATACTTTATTGCAAGGAGCAGGTGCTATCTTAATGAAGAAAGCATTAGTAGACTTAGACAATGTGTTAAAACTAAACGCTATTGATTATAGATTTGTTGCTAACATACATGATGAGTGGCAGATTGAAGTCAAAGAATCTCAAGCAGATTTTGTTGGAGAGACTGCAGTCAAAAGTATTATAGAAGCAGGTGAACATTTTAATTTACGCTGTCCAATGGATGGCGAATATAAAGTAGGAGGTAACTGGAGTGACACTCACTAGTGATGAATACAGAAAATATCTCCGTGATAACAGATATAGACGGATTAATAAATATAAACTTAGTAAAGGATGTATAGATTGTGGATACCATAAACATCCAAAAGCACTTTGCTTTGACCACAAAGTAAGAGAAGACAAAACAATCTTATTAGATGCTGCTAAAAGCGGAGCTAATATGAGTACTTTAGTATGCCGGATTACTCCGACTGATAAAGTAAAAAATAGACAGTACATTAAAGATTTGTTTAATGAAATAAGAAAGTGTGAAGTACGTTGTCAAAACTGCCACAGTATTAAAACATGGGAAGAAAGAGATTACATGCCACACGTTAGAAAAAATAAAACTATTATACAGGAGGTAGCTAATGCCAAACAAGGCGAATTTAATTTCTAAAAATAAAACAAAACCTCTTGACACAACCAGTCAAGAAGTATATAATAAGTTGTCGGCTAAGAAAAAATCAGCCGAATCAGGGCATTGGTATACGCAAGAAGGTGAACCAATGTATACTATTGTAGGTGCTAATGGTAAAGAACGTAACACTACCTTACGTGATGCCAAGAAAGATAACTTAGTTCCATCGGTTACTACTGTATTAAGTCTGGTAGCCAAACCCGGACTAGAAAACTGGAAGATCAATCAAGCATTAAACTCTGCACTTACGTTAGAGAAAGAAGAAGATGAATCTCTTGAGGAGTTTGCTTACAGATGTAAACAAGATTCTAAAAGGATAGGACAAGAAGCTGCAGAAGAAGGAACTAAGATTCATGCAATGATTGAACGAGGTTTCTTAGGAGAAGAAACAAACCCAACCTATGAGATAATACGGTCTTGGTTAGATGAAAACTTTCCGGATGAGGAATGGATAGCAGAAGATTCTTTCTGTGCTGACTTAGGTTATGGTGGTAAGATAGATTTATATTCTAAGTCTGGTATCTTTGTAGACTTTAAAACTAAAGATAA